TTTCGCGTTCTGCTTGCGGGCGCGGTTCTGCGCCTTCGTCCCGGCCTGTCCGCCGAGGCGCCCGAGCGCCTGCGCGGCGGCGTTCTTCTTCGGTGTTGGTGTTGGCATATCGGACCGCTGCGAATTATAGCCGATGCCGTCGAAAAACGGTGTGGTCATGGCGTGCTCCGCACCGGCATCACCACGTAGCGGAGGCCGTCCGCCGTGTCGATGACCAGCGGCTGCTCGGGTTTTTTCGCGTCATACCCGATGCGCCCGCCGCGCCCGAAGCCGTCGAGCAGCCACCGCAGGTTCACGCGCAGATGCGCCGACGCGAGCAGACCGGCCGCGTGGTCGACCGTGAGGATGTTCGACGTCGTCCGCAGGATGACGCGGTGCCGGGGCGCGTCGATTTCAATCGTGACGTCGCGGTGCTTCCGGTCCTGGCCGCGCAGCAACGTGCGCAACGCCGTCTCGAGCTCCGGCGTGATCGTCAGACCGTTCGGCGGCGGGTCCGCCTGCGTGATGACGCGCGACGTTTTCTCGGGGCTCTCGCCCTTCTTCACGAGCGCGCGGAACCCGTCGGTCACGACCACGAGCCAGCCGCCGCCCATGTCTTTCCCGATCTGCTCCGCGCACCGCACCCCGTCGCCGAGGGTCGTCCGTTCAAGCGCCGTCATCACGCGAGTGATGTAGAGGTCCACGGTCTTGTCCGCCCGCAGCCGAAGGCGCGGGGCCTTGGCTGCGGGCGGGGCGGACGGTTCGACAGGCTGCGCGGCAGTCACGACGAAGCGGCCATCACCCACCGGCTCGACTTTGGTGATGACCGGAGCGGGCGCCTTCGCCCGCCGCGCCGCCCGCGCCGTCTGCTTCGTTCGCGCGGTCGCGCGCGCGGCCTTGCGACGAGTCGCCCACGCTTTCAACGCGATGGCCGACAGTTCTTTCTTGCTTCGTTTTTTCACTGGTTACTCTCCTGCCGCTGCGAAGTGGTCGAAGATCCCGTGACGGTAGGTGCCGCCCGGGGTTTTCTCTTGATAGCTGATGACAACGCGACGGCCGATGTAGGAGTCGGGCGCTTTGGTGATGGCGCGCAGGAGCGCGTTGCCAAGCGTCTTGACCGTCGTCTCGGTGCCGTCCGCATCGCGGAGACACAGCTTGCTGAAGGCGCCGCACTTCCCGGCCTCGAAGCCGGTGATCGTGAGCGTCGCCGCGTGGAGCTGCTTGACCTTGACCCAATCCGGCGAGCGATGGCCGGGACGATAGTGGCTCGCGGTCCGTTTGAGAATGACGCCCTCGCCGCCGCGCTGCCAGATGGCCTCGACGCCTGCCCACGACGCCGGGACGGATTCGACCGTGGTGATCGCCGTCTGCTTCGGGGTCAACGACGCGCGGAGAATGTCGAGCAGCTGGCGGCGCCGGTTCCGATAGGCCGAGCCGGTGAGGTCGAGGCCGTCGGCTTCGAGCACGTCGAACACGACGAACACCAGGCGCGTGCCGAGCACGACCACATCCCACGCCTTGCCGCTCGGCGCGACCAGCTCGCCGTCATAGATGCCGTCAGGGAAGCGGCGCATCTGGTCGACGATGTGCGGGGGCAGGTCGCGGACGTTCGCCGTTTTGGAGCCAGCCCGAGGCCGAGAGAAGGCGCGGACCTGTCCGCCCGCGACCACGACGGTGCAGCGGTGGCCGTCGATCTTCTCTTCCATCGTCCACGCGCTGCCGAAGTAACGCCGGTCGAAGTCGGCGCCGGTCACCGGGTCCGTCATCGCCGACGCGAGCATCGGCGCGGGCGGCTGCACCACCGGGAAGCCGCGCTGCGATTCCTCGATGGTTCGTTCGACCGCGCTGACCTTCCGGTGCTCGAAGGCGATGAGGGCATCACGTTCAAGGTCGGTCAGCGGCAGCTCCGCGGGCGTGTGCTCGAGCACGGCGGCGGCGAGGTAGACGAATTCGCCGCGCTCGACCACGGCGCCGCCGTTCTTCGCCGCGATGTCCTTGGTGTGCTTGCAGTGCCGGGGCTGCGTGCCCCGGCGCATCGTCCAGCCCTTGCAGTTGCAGAGCAGCTTGCCATCGTCCGCGAGGATGGCCGTATAGCTCGCGGTGCCACTCGATGAGGGGAACGTCCACGACCTCACAGGGCACCGTCCGCGTCGTCGTCGACGTCCACGACGCCGTCGTCGGCCAGGGCTTCGAGGTCGAGTTCCAGCTTGCACGCGCCGCAGACCACGACCTTGCCAGCGGGCAACGGGTAGGACGGCAGGCGGTTCTTTTGTCCGCAGTCGCAGGTGACGATGATTTCAGCCACGGTTCACTTCCACTCTTTCCAATCGATCGACTTCGGCGCGACCGGCGCCTTCGGTTCGGCGGGACGTTCCGCCTGTGCATACGTGCCTTCCGCCCACACGGCGAGGCGTTCCATCAGCGGCGACCAGATGAGCGCGTAGTGCCGAGCCCACGCCCACGCCGCCGCTTCTTCGATGCGCATCAGGTTTCCTCGGTCGCCCTCAACGAGGCCGCGCACGATGCCGGTCGGCGCCGCCATGTGGCCGATTTCGTGGAGCTGCACGAGGTAAGTTGTTTCGTCGATGACCGGCACGCAGAAGGCGGCGCGGAGGTCAGACCGGCCGAAGGCTTCCTCGGGTTTCAGCTGGTCGCATTCGATGAGGCGCACGTCGAACGCTTTCGCCAGCTCGCGCGCGTGGGCGCGCAGCTCGGGGACCGTGGCCGACGCCGCGCGGGTCATTTCTGCCCCCGAGCGCGGAGCGCCGCCGCGATCGCGTCGGTGAGGCCGGGCGCCTGTTCGTCATCCCACACCACCCGCCGAGCGGGCGCCGAGGATGCCGTGGGAGCGGCGACCGGCGCGCTGGCGGGGGAAGGGGTCCGGCGCGGTGCCGGGGCTGGTGTGGGGTCCGGTGAGGCCGAAAACGGCAGGCCGGATGACAGATTTGAAATGTCGCGGAGCGCCTGCACCGCATTGCGTTCCGTGTTGCGCTCCCCGAAGTTCTCGCCGGTCCGCCAGTTCCACACGACGCCGTTCGTCGCCGTGGACGACCACCAGACGAAGCCGAGCTCGCGGCGGGTCGCCGTGCACCGGACCGTCGCGCCGCGCTTCCCGTCCGGAGCGGTCGAGGGTTCCAGCGCCGCGTATAGGGATGGATATTTGGTCATCGCCGGTCCGCCTCGGCGCGCGCGAGGATTGCCATCTGTTCGGCCTTGCACTCGGGGCAGATGCCGTGCGAGGTCGCAGAGGTCACCGGGCCGGTCTGAATCGTCGCGCCGCACCACGAGCAGATGATTCGCATGTTCGTTTTCCTTTGGTCTGAAGGGCTCAACGAAGGGGCCGACCGGGTCGGCCCTTCCGTTCAGCGTTCAGATCGCTTCGCTGCCGTCGCCGAGCGCGAGCTGGATTTTTCCGGCGAGGGCCTTCTTGTCGCCGTTGAGGTCGGTCAGGCCGCACGTCCCGCCGGTCTGCTTCGCGAGTTCGACGCAGAAGCGGTAGCCTCGGTCGTTCCCGTCGCCGATGTAGAACACGTCGATGGGTCCGCCGAAGGCGCTGGCGGCACGGAGCGCCATCCGTTCGTCGTTGGGTTCGCCGTCGGTGACGACCACCAGCTTGTTCGCGCCCTGCGCGGTCGCAAATTCGATGGCGAGGTCGAGCGGCGTGCCGCCCTGCGGTTCCGGCACCGTGTCGACCACCTCGACCTGACCGGCGCAGCGGACGCCGAAGGCGGCCATCGGGAAGGCGCGCGTCTCGCGGAGGGTCGAGACGACCTTCCGAAGGGCATCAATCTTGCGCTCTTCGCCGTGCCGAATCGTGTCGGCCATCGAACCCGAGCAGTCGACCAGCAGGAGCGCGCGCTGCGTCCGTGCCTTCACGAGGTCGTCAAGGCCGGACTTCGCGAGGGCCTTGTTCAACTTGTCGAGCGCCGAAGTCGCCGTGGTCGCGAGGCCGTCGTTGTTGGTGTTCATTTTTCTGTCCTTCAGAAGGCGAGTTTTACGAGGGTGACAGCGGCCATCCGAAGGGCCGAGTCGGCTTCCGTTTGCATGGCCGCGTTCGCGGTCGGCCCGAGGGCGAGGGCGAGGAGCTTTTGAAATTTTGCGTAGGCGTCGCGGGCGTCTTGCGTGATGCCGGTTTCCGCCTGCCGGACCGCGAGCAGGTCCGTGAGGGCGGCCAGCACAATCATCCGGTGTTCCCGGCTGGTCGGCTTCGGGGTCGCGAAGGCGGGTCCGCCGCGCTTGCTCGGGTTGGTGATCCCGGCGGCCTTGTTGGCCCGCCGAGTGGCTGCGGCCTTCGCCGCCGCCGCGCTTCGTTGTTGCTGAGTGATTGCCATGACCAAAGTATATACCGGAGCGGTCAGATTAACCTGAGATATGGTAGGGAAACGCGCGGAATCGCTAGGGAAAACATTCGGAACGGTCAGATTTCCGAGGAATCGTTAGGCAATTCGCAGGTTGAAAATATAGTTTTCAGGGCCAAAACAGGCCGGAAATGGCGCGTATAGAAGGATGAGAGGCAGGAAGCCGAAACCGAGCGCGCAGCGAGTGTTAGAAGGGAACCCCGGGAAGCGGGCCCTGAACACCGAGGAGCCGCGCCCGCCCGCGCCCGACGCCGCGACGTTCGATGTGCCGCCGCCGGAACTCGACGGCCACGCGGTCGCGATCGCGGAGTGGCAACGGCTCGCGCCGCTGCTACGCCGCGCGCGCCAGGTCACCGAGGTCGATCGCTCCGCGCTGGTCGCGCTGTGCTTGGAGTGGGCGCGCTACATCGAGGCGACGAAAAAAACGCTGGCGCTCGGCCTCGTCGTCAAGGCGCCGAGCGGCTACCCGATGACCAACCCGTATCTCTCGATCGCGACGAAGGCGCTGGCGGGCTGCGCGAAGCTGTGGCCGGAACTGGGCCTCACGCCATCGAGCCGCTCGCGCGTCAAGACCGAAGGGCCGGGACCGGACGGCGACGCGTTCAGCGAGTTCGATACGCCGCTGCCGACGTACGACGAAGGGACCACGCATTGAACGCCGTCGACGCCTACGCGCGCGACGTCGTCGACGGCCGCGTGCTCGCCGGCAAATATCACCGGCTCGCCTGCGCGCGCCATCTGCGCGACCGCGACCGCGAGGCGACGGCGGCGTTCCCGTATCGGTTCGACCTCGCGCGGGCCGAGCGGTTCTTCCGGTTCGCGGCACGGCTGAAGCACTACAAGGGCGAATGGGCCGGACGGCTGATCGTGCTCCAGCCGCACCAGCAGTTCCGGCTTGGGTCGGTGTTCGGCTGGATTCATGTCGAGACGTGGCTGCGCCGGTTCCGCACGGCCTACAACGAGATCCCGCGCAAGAACGGCAAGTCGCTGGAGGCCGCGATCGTCGCGCTCTACCTCACGTTCTTCGATGGCGAGGCCGGCGCCGAAGGCTACTGCGTCGCGACGAAACGCAAGCAGTCGCTCATCGTGTTCGACGATTGCAAAAAGCTGGTCGAGAAGAGTGGCCTGCGGTCGCGCATCGAGATCCTGATGCTGAACCTGCACCGCGACGCGACGTCGTCGAAGCTGGAGCCGCTCGGCGCCGACAAGGATTCGACCGACGGGCTGAACCCGTCCATCGTCACGATCGACGAAGCCCACGCCATGAAAAATCGCGGGATGATCGACGTGATGGAAACCGCCGTCGGCTCCCGGCGGCAGCCGTTGATCAACTGGATCACCACGGCGGGCAATGACCCGGTGACGCCCTGCGGCGATCAGCACGACTACGCCTGCAAGATTCTCGACCAGGTCCTCACCGACGAGACGTTCTTCGCGTTCATCGCGCACGCCGATGTCGAGGACGACTGGACGCTCGAGCAGACGTGGCGGAAGGCGAACCCCAACTACGCCGTGTCGGTGAAGCCCGACGACCTGCGCGTGCTGGCCGCGAAGGCGATGCACATGCCCTCGGCCGCCGCCGCGTTCAAGCAGAAGCGGTGCAACCTCTGGGTCAACATGATCGCGCCGTGGCTGTCGCTCGACGGCTGGCGCCAGGCGCAGTCCGCGTGGTCGGTCGACGAGCTGCGCGGCGAGCCGTGCTGGCTCGGTGTCGATATGAGTTCCAAGATCGACCTGACCGCCGTCGTGCTCGCGTTCCCGCCCACGCTGGCGCGCGCGCGGTGGCGCCTGGTCGTCTGGTGCCTCACGCCCGCCGACACGCTCGACGCGCGCGCGCACCGCGACCGCGCGCCGTATCAGCAGTGGCTCGTCGCGCCCGAGGCTGACGCGCTGACGACGGCGCCGCTCTCGGCCACCAACTGCGGGTCCGGCCTGCGCACGAACCCCGGGAACCGCATCGACCAGCGCGTCGTGCGCGAATGGGTCAACCTCGCGGCGACGCTCTTCGCCGTGCAGAAGATCGGCGTCGACCCGTGGAACGCGGGCAACCTCGTCACCGAGCTCGGCGAGACGGACGGCCTGCAGGTCGTGGAAATTCCGCAGACGCTCCAGCAGATGAGCGCCCCGTCGAAAGACTTCGAGGCCGACGTGCTCGATGCCCTCGTCGACGCCGGCGACAACCCGATGATGACGTGGTGTATCTCGAACGTCGTGGTTCAGCGCGACAATAAGGACAACATCTACCCCGTGAAAAAAAAGAGTCGAGGGCGCATCGACCCGGTCGTCGCGGCGCTGATGGCGCGTAAGCTCGCGACGCTGCCCGGTGAACCCGAGGCCGAAGATCCCGTGGTGGCCGCCGCGTGAGATATTCGCAAGGCTACAACGGCGACTGGATTCGCCCGAGGATGCGCGGGTTCTACCTGCGTTGCTGCGCGTGTGGCCTCGTGCACCGGCTGACGTTTCGCATTCGCGCCGGGCGCGTGTACTTCCAGGCCGTGCGACTGCGACGGCGCGGGCCGCACCGATGAAGCGCACGCCTGGTCGGCCGCCGCTCGACGACGACGACCCCTCGGTCGATGTCCATCTGCGCCTGCCGTCGAAGCAATACGACGACACGTTCGCCCGCGCGCAGCGCGAGCGCGTCACGGTGCCCGAACGCATTCGTCGCGACATCCGGGACGCGCAGAAAAAAAACCTAAAATAGGGCGTTCGCACCACGCCGCCGCAGACTCAGGTCGGCGGTTCACCATTTACAACCGAACTTCGGACATCGCGGCTCGCGCCCGTGCAGGTCAGTGACCGGTGCTGCACTGGCTCTGCTGGTGGCGGCCGCCCTGTCTCCTGCGACGGGTCGTCGTGAACTTCACCGCGGACTCGACGGAAGCGATCGAGGGCGTGCTCTGGTCGTATCGGTGGGGCTGGCTGACGCTCAAGGACTGCGCGGGCCTGAAGGCGGGCCCGCCGGTGCCGCTGGTGGGCGACGTCGTCATTCACCGATCGCAAATCAAGTTCATGCAGGTCGCGCTGTGATCGTCCGGACCTTCGACGGCCTGCAATCCCTGACGGCACCGGCGCCGACCTGGGGCGGGTCGTCGGGCTCGGTCGATCTCTACGGCCACAACGAGACGTACGCCGAGATTTACCGGACGCAGCCCAACGTCCGCATCTGCGTGGACTTCCTCGCGCGCAACATCGCGCAGCTGGCGCCGCAGGTGTTCCGCCGCGTGTCCGACACGGACCGCGAGCGCCTGGCCGACCACGAGCTCGCGCGCTGGTTCGGCAAACCCAACCCGACGACCGGCTGCTATCGCCTGTTCGAGAACCTGATGGGCGATATGGGCGTGTACTTCAACGCGAACTGGGTCAAGGTCCGCTACCGGGGCGCCGACGGCCGGGACGCGATCGGCCTCGTTCGCATTCCCGCCAACGAGCTGAAGCCCGAGGGCACGTTGCTCGCGGACCACTACTGCTGGACCG